AAATCTATTTGTATCTAGTGTGTAAAATAGCGCACCGCTACATGTAATACGATTGTTCATACATATAATTAGCAGACGAGTATGTCTTAATACACGCTATTTGGACAATTATCCTGCTAGTTCAACACGCCAAGTTCCTACAGGGTAGTCGCCATCGATACTTAATAACCATTCGTCGTTATTAAATCGATACTGTACGCTTGTATTTAAATTAGTAGTGTATGTGACATCAGTAGCAGCACTTGCATCGAATACTGTATTCCATTTAGAACCATCCCATTCGATAATATCATTTGCACTTGCAACGGTTGCAGTAGTATCTGTGTTTTGCCATGCTGTTGGTGATTCAGTAGCATCTGCATTACCAACATCGTCTAATAGCAATAGTCTCACACCAGGTGTTTTAATTGGAGTAGGATTGTAATTAGTAGGGTCAATGATATAATCTATACTTGTACGTCCTGCAATTACAGTGTCGCTTGGAAAACTATCTGTGTCCCAGTTTATTAATATTGTTGTTTCATCAAACGGACTTAGTGTAAACGTTCCTGTAACAGTTTTAGAATTATCTTGACTAGTGAAATATATACGACTTACATCAGCAGCATATGTGCCCGGCAACGCTTCAAAAATTTCTCTCCAATTCTTATTACCAACAATACCATTGGAAAATAATTGCGCATTGTTGCCACTTACAAATGCACCGTATGTATTGTAGTTGACATTTGCCATTTCAGCAGCAGTGTCGGATATAGCTTTTCTACCAAATTCGTTTTCTGTAATTCCTGCTCTTGGCGAATCGTCGTATGCATTAAGCACTGGAGCACTAACTCCACTTTCAATATCACCCAGTGTTTCGTCAAACATGCTTGTAATAATATTAGTAATTACTCCCATTTTTCGTACTTTAGTAGGTGGACTGATATAGATAGGAATACTAAATGTCATAGTACAAATATCTATTTCACTGTCTACACCAACAGGTACACTTCTGTTTGACCATTGTACATTTTCTAAATTAACAACACTGATACTTGTCCAGTCAATAAAGTTGTCGGTAGTTTGCATTTCTAAGCTAGGATTAAACAATACTAATATTTGTTCTAGCAATTGTAATTTTTGATCTGTATTGCTTGTCCAGATATCTGCATTAATGCGCATCATGTATGGAGTTGGTATTAAACGTTCAACTGTATAATTCTTACCTTGTGTGTTTAAGTATTCTCCTGCTTCGCTATCATATGCACGTTCTCTAATATTAGTTTTGCGAGTATATGTTGAATCTGTTAGTCTATCTTTGTCTAGTTCTAGTCCAGTTAAGTACACAGCAATTCGCGGCGCACTAGGTAATTTGTTTTCACTGTTTTCTCTAATAATATTAGCAACTTGGCGTGTTAAATCGCCGTAAGTAACTGGAACATCTTTTTGCACACCTTTTCCGTCTTGTACAGGAAAGTTTGCTAGTATGCGCATCATTTGCGTAAGATATCTTCTTATTTGTCCGTCGTAAAAATGTTGCATTAATTATCTGCCTTTGGACGAAGTGCTTTAGACAAACTCTGTCTTTCTTGAACAGTTTCGCCGTCGATTTGACTAGTTTTATTATTATTAATAAATGTAGTTTTATATGTTTGTCTTTCAAGCGTGTTGCTTAGAGACATTCTAATATCATCCTGCACTTTAACCCACCTTGTTCCATCATATCTAAACATTCTATTTGGTAAAAAGTCTGTACGTAAGAAATAATCACCTTCTTCATTGTTAGTAGGAAACCCTATACCAAAACCAAACGGCGCCCCATTAGGAGCAGCATCACCAGTACCAACTAAGTAACCTGTATATCCTTCACGTTCTGGTCTACTTGTAACTTCGTCTGTAGTTCTGTCTATATTACTTGCTTCAATGTCAGTGTCGTCTGCTGTTTGTAGTGCAACACTGCCGTCGTCATTTGTACTTACTGTATAATAGTGACTAATGTCATATCCGCTTTTAGGAGCATCAGCTTCTGCTTGTGCAACCACAGCATTAGAAATCTGCATTTCTTTTTCATATGTTGATAATAAATCACGTAGAGTATTGTCACTTCCTTCTTCTGCAGGTAAGTCTAATATTTCTGCGTATTCTTGACCATCATAAATTTGCTTTAATTTTAAGCGATATAAATGCGGATACCAAGTTTGACTAAATCCTTCTGCTGCACGATTTACATCTTCTACAACATAAAATCTTTTGAGTGCGAAACTGTAATCATTAAGAGCATATTCATCTTTTAGATGTGGCAGTTCAATTACATCACCTGACATAATTTTTCTACCTAGAGTTTTAACTGAACTATTAATATGTATAGTTAACATAAGTGTATCATTACTTAAAAATAGTCCAAACGCACTAAGATCAAAGTCTATATCCTGGACATTATAAATGCCGCGAATATTGTAAACGTCGGGATCATACTTTCTGTCTCTATTTTCTAAGAACAGTAAGTCTTGTATGTTGGTTTCTTTTACAGCATCGTATGTCGGCTGGTCAGCAGTTCCTTCGCCGACAGCGGGATTTTCTGCACCAAGGAACTTGTGGATATTAATATCTGTACCGCCGACAGTAAACATCTCTTGAATCTGTCGATCCAAAAAGTGATAATCATTGCCGCGTTCCGGTTTGTATAATGATAAGCGAGGGATAGCTATTCTCCTATTCGTTATGTATATTTATCGTTAAGATAGCAGTTACGATAAATACTATTGGAGAACTCATATGGCAGATTTAGCAACACAAAAACAAGAAGTATACGATTATGTTAACACATTCCTCGGCGGAGGTATGGTTGATGTTGAACTTGACCCTATACACTATCAAACTGCACTTAACAAGGCATTGACCCGTTTTAGACAGCGTAGTGATAATGCTGTTGAAGAGTCGTATATGTTCTTAACAACTGTTGTAGATCAAAATGATTATATATTACCAAACGAAGTAATGGAAGTGCGTAAGCTATTCCGTAGATCAATTGGTTCACGTACTGGCGGCGGAGACGGCGGCAGTTTGTTTGAACCGTTTAACATGGCTTATACAAATACATATTTGTTGTCAGGATCTAAACTTGGCGGATTAGCAACATATGATATGTTCTCCCAACACCAAGAATTAGTAGGTAGAATGTTCGGCAGCTTTATTGAGTTTAAATGGAGCAGCACAAGCAAAAAACTTACGCTGTTACAGCGTCCTAGAGCAGAAGAAGAACTATTGCTTTACTGCTATAACTATCGTCCTGACAGTGAATTACTAAATGATTATCTTGCAGTGCAATGGTTAAAAGATTACACACTAGCAGCATGTAAGTATATGCTAGGCGAAGCACGTAGTAAATTTGCTACTATTGCCGGTCCACAAGGCGGCTCGACACTCAATGGCGATAGCTTAAAAGCAGAAGCACAAGCTGAAATGGAAAAACTAGAAGTTGAAGTTAGTATGGCTGTTTCAGGTGGTACAGGCTACGGATTCTTAATAGGCTAAAAAACACCCGAGTTTACGCTAACATTTACGTATGCTGTAAATACAATATAACAAAGGAGTTACATTGTGTGCAGTCCATTTGTAAGAAAAGAAGCCAACAGACTTTTTTGGTTAGTTAAAGGTCACCTAATCCCCATATCAGAGCCAGACGATATTGTAGAAGGTTATTACGAAAGTTATTTCAAACGTTTGTGGAATAATGAATCTGGATGCTTAGATCAGTATGAACATGGATTTGAGCAAGCATGGGCAGAACGAGAAGCAGAAGAAATAAATCGAGTTGCTGTATTAGGTTACGATTGAATGAATAAATATCTAGTATTTGTGTTATAAAGGACTAGGTATGAGAAAACTCAAAATCAATAAGCCGTTGGACGTCCCAGGCTGGACTAACAGTATCCAGCATCGAGAATATAAAGACTTAGTAGCAGAGCTTCCAGAAAATCCTCGAGTATTAGAAATAGGTTGCGGCTATGGCAGAAGTACTTGGGCTTGGTTAGATGCGCTACCGCCTACATCAACTTATTGTGTATTAGATAACTTTCGCTTAACTAGTAAGTGGCTTCATAAAAGTCAATATACAAATTATAAAAGAATAAATCCTATAATAGCAAGTTTTATTTGGAAATGCAATAAAAGAAACACTACACAAAGAGAAATATTTGATAAGTTTATATCATATCATCCTAATCAACAAATAATAAAAACAGTTTGGGAAATGGATTCCGATGACTGGATTGTAAGTAAAGAATTTACAAACAATTGGGATTTAGTATATCTCGATGATAGACATGAATATGAAGTTATGAAACAATGGTTATCAATATTTTCTAATGTTTCGATTGTATGTGGCGACGATTATCTACCGAGGTTCCAAGGAATAATTGACGCAGTTGACGAATATTCTAAAGATAAAAATGTATACAAACATATTACTCGCGCCGCAAATTTCTTTATTATTAAGAATAAATCAAGGTTGACAAATACATAAGTTCTGTTATAATAATATAATTATAGGAGAACAATATGAAACTGAAACTATTAGTTATTGGCCATGGTAGACACGGTAAAGACACTGTATGTGAAATGCTTCGCGACAAATATGGTTATAGTTTTGAAAGCAGTAGTAAGTTCTGTAGCAAGTTGTTTATCTATAATGATCTAAAAGACAAATACGGGTACACTGACGAAGAACAGTGCTATGCTGATAGACACAATCATCGTCAAGAATGGTACGAAGCTATTTGTGATTATAATATACCTGACGCAGCAACTTTGGGCAGAGAAATGTTTGCCGAATATGATATCTACTGCGGATTAAGAAACAAAAAAG